ACTGGATGTCTACAACAAAGCTCATAAGCGTGGCAAAGCATTTAAGCAGTGGTTTATCGACAAAGGGCTTGGGGAGATGAAACAGACAGATATGGGCCATTCGCAAGCCTTATTTAGTCTCAAGGGTGAAGCCTGGGTGATTGAGATGCTGGCTAGTGAGGGAGTGGCGTGATACTGCGTTCAATATTAATTTTTAATTTCATCTCGACATGCTTGAAGAGCCTTAATCAGATCGTCAATTTGAGCAGGAGAAACAGCAATCATATTGCTATTTCTTTCATCCTCAATGGTCTTAATGGTGATATTGCCGCCTTGATTAATAAAGACTTCAATATGAGTACGCGGTGCAAAGGGGTTATTCATGAGCAATCCTAGTTTTAAGAGCAGTAAAAAACAAATCATACCAACCTCCAAAGGCATGCACAAGATACTACATAGCTTTGGAGATTGGGAGCTTGAAACTCGGTATATGAGTCGTATTGAGCGCAGCATCTACTTTGATATGCGTACATTGTATATGAAGACAGGCGACAGATTTACTGAGGATTTGGATTTATTGCAAAGACGACTGTCCTGCCAAAGCGATGAGGAAAAAGAAGCCTTGTCTTTTTTACTAAAGGACAAATTTGTTTTTGACAAGCGGTCCAAGAGCTATAAGCAGTCAGAGTGGGATGCAATATTGAAAAACTATCGTTGGGCAGGGCGTCACATTAATGATGATGTCACAGAATATGTCACAACCGATGTCACAGAAGATGTCACAAACAAAGTCACGCTTACCGCCGCAGAAAGAAAAGCGAAGTCACGCCAAGAAGCTAAAGAGTTACGGGATGACCTAGCACTAATAGGCGTTGAAACGCACATGATTAAAGGTGTTAGAGAACTAAAAGCTTTATATAGCAAGCATGAAGAAAGTATCCAATTGTTTAAAAGTAAATCGAATGTCACGAACAGTAAAAACGATGTCACAGAAAATGTCACGGAAAATGACGCTATAACCAATAACCAAGAACCAATAACCGATAACCATAAACCAGTAACTAACACTGTAGGCGACCGTGACTGGATTGACGAGAAGTTTGAGGAGTTCTATTCCCTGTACCCGAACAAAAAGGGCAGAGGACAAGCAGAGTCAACTTGGTCAAACGTCTTCTTGGGTAAAAGTGACGGCAAGTACAGACACAGAAAACCAGAAGACCCAGAGGGTTTGTTTGCACAGATCATGGAAGCGGTGAAGCAGCAGACACCAAGCATCCAGTCAGCAGAACCCAGATACAGAAAACACCCGAGCACTTGGTTAAACGCGAAAGCATGGGCAGACGAGGTTGACACTTCACAGCCAACCAACAGCCAACAGAAACCGGACAGACTCGCAGTAAACGCCCAATGGGGACAAGTAGCGATGACCGATGAAGAGATTGCAGAGTACCGCAGCACGATGATGCCAATCGATGAATACGAAGCCATGCAGTCAGCTGCAGCGCCAGTAACTGAAGAGGAATTCTAATGACACAGCCAACCCCATCGAAGTTTGAGCGCATGGCTGCAGAGCCACGTTACAAGAGCGAAGATCATATCAGCAACCCTAGTCACGGCGCACTAACTCAGATAGTCAGCAAGATGCCGAAAGAGCTAAGCCTTGACATGGTAACGATTGAAACTGATTGCGCTATCCACGGCAAACAAATCTGGCAGGTATTTAGCAATGCTGCCAACTCCACAGAATGCCAAAAGTGCAAGTGGGACCGTGATGCCTTTGATCAGCGCATGAAGCTGGCCCGCGATGAGCTGCTAGCCAACATCGACATGCCAAAAGAGCACTTAGGTGCTGATTTTAAAGCCTGGGCTGTTATGGGCAATCAACAAATGATTGAACGCCATACTCGCATTATCTCTGCTATGCGTGATTATGCGGCCAATTATGGCAAGGGCAGTAAAAACATCCTGCTAACTGGCAGTACTGGTACCGGTAAAACTAAGCTGGCGTGTCTCATAGCCAATGCCATTGTGCGCAGTCGTTTTAGTGGCCGTATGTCAGTTGTCTATAAGCGCTCCAGTCAGATTCAGCAGGAGATTAAGGCAACTTGGGCGTCTGGTAGTAAAGATACCGAAGCGGCAATCATTGAGCGTATCAGTCGTGCCACCGTGCTCATCCTTGATGAAGTGGGAGAGGGCGACACTTGTGCTGGTCAAGCCGCAGCTGAGAAGGACCGTGAGCGCCTATCAGCAATTATTGACCGCCGCTATCAGCTAGGTCTGCCAACGATCATTACGACAAATATGAGCAGTCAGGCTTTTTACCAGCACGTTGGCGATAGAGCCGCTGACCGACTGCAGCAACGCATGATTGACATCCCATGCAGCTGGCCAAGCTACCGGATGCTGAATAAAGAGGTGGTGACGCTATGAGCCGCAAAGCCAAAACCGCAGCCCAAAAGAAACGTGAGCAGCAAAGACGAGACCAGCTACAGCGCAAAATCTATTTGGGAGATGCAGAGCCTGAAAAGGAGCCGCTGATACCAGTGTTTAAGGGCTACATGCTGATACCACTGCGCAGTGACGTTGAATTTGAGGAGTTGCTGGCAGGTACGAGATTTACGGAAGACTGGGCTATCGACAGTCATCAAATTTTGAAAGAAGAGCGCCGGTACAAGATAACGCTGCATTTGCCGCTAATCGGTGAGGGCAACAACAGCCTGGTTTATACCGGTGATTACAATCTAAAAAACGGCTTGGAGTCAATCGTAGAGACCATTGGCATTATCTACGACAGCATGATTAAGGATCTGGAGCCGGAGCAGTTGGCTTTGATTCATCCGAGTAAGGGGCAGACGGTGGTGAGGGCATGACGGACTTTAACCATAGCGTGTTTGATAGACATGATTGTCCTGATTGGGCGGTAAGTGCAGCAGTAGATAAAGATGGCAAAGGGTTTTGGTTTGCAGTTAAGGCTGAGTTACTAAGCATTGAAGATGAAGAGTGGATGGCCCCAATGGATGGTGATTTTTTCGGCAAGTGCCAGAGGATTGGTTTTAGTTGGACTCAGTTTGATGCTAGCGACTGGCAAAATAGCGCAATCAATAGGGATGAGGGCGTGAAGAAATTGACGCAAGAGGTTTTTGATGGTGCGCCCGAATGGGTCAAGAGTGCGGCAACAAATAAAAACGGCAGAAGCTATCTATATCCCGTGCAAAAAAGCGGCTTAGAGCACGCTAACGGGTATTGGCACATGGAATACGGCGGATACTCTCCGTTTTGCGGTGAGCACGACGCCACAGACTGGCAAAACTCAGCGATTGATAGGGATGAGGCGGCATGACAACAGACAGCAAGCCCAAAACCCACAGGGTAAACACGGCAAGAGACGACAAGCCAATATCGCGCTGTCCCCACCTGTCCATGACCCGAGTTGAGGTGACGTATGCAGATGATTTTACAGTCGAACTTATGACACGTGATGATTTTTATAAGAATACGAAGGAGGTTGCAGGTGATTAAGACGAAGTTAAGTGGTCCGACCGAGGATCAGGTTCAAAAAGCAGTTATCGATTATGCAAAACACGTTAAGTACAAGGGTCGCCAGCTAGCCGCTTACCTTCACCATAGTCCTAATGGCGGCAAGCGAGCCACCAAGGTTGGAAAAAATGGCAAGACCTACTCGCCAGAGGCGCAAAAATTCAAGGCAATGGGCACTAAGGCAGGTTATCCGGACTTGATACTAGATATTGCTAAGGGTGGTTATCACGGATTGCGGATTGAGCTTAAGACGGTCAGGGGTCGGCCCACGAAGTTACAGCTTGAGCGGATAGGGATGCTTAATGACGAGGGCTATAGGGCGGTGGTTGCATACGGCTCTAACGATGCTATTTCGGTGATTAAAGATTACATGGGTTTGGAGGGTTAGGGGATGGATGCAGTGATGATTTTGAAGACAGTTGTGCTTTTCGCAATTGGCGTGATGATTTCCAAGTGGATTCGGTGGTGCGTCAAGCAATCGGTTAGAAACACGGTTAGAGATGAATTAAAAAAGACGGGTCGTAAGTAAATTCAACAGGTTGAGAGGGTTAGGTGATGAATGTGGTTAAGGCGAGGGTTTTTGCCCAGTATGATAAATCCAAAATTAGCGTGATTTTGGGATCAGACAATGTTGTTTATTTTAAGAAAACAGACTTGATGTCGATGTTGGGTCTTACTCGGCCAGCTGTGGTTACCAGCTATAAAAGAAAAATGGGGCCTGGCAATGAGGTGCTCATGATGGTTGAGGCTAGTGATGGCCTCCAGTACCCAACAGCTTGTATAACCGAGACTCAGATTACTGATTTTTTAAGCAAAAGAAACTGCTATCTTTCGCGCAGGGCTCTTGCATGGTTTGATGAAAATACGTTTTTTGAGGCGGAGCGTGCGGAGCCAGTGCCAGCAGCCGACCGAGAGCAGCCAGATGATACTGGGGCGACTGCTGAAGCGCCGGTGATTGGTTTTGACTACGGGCATTCAGACGATGAGAGCAAGTCTATTGCCGTGCTGGGCGACGGATCATCGTTGCACGAGAGATTTCGAGCCAATGTGTTCAAGGCATTTAATCCTTGCGCCGAGCGTTTAAAAAAACAACCAGATGAATCTGCATCTAAGCCAATGCATTTAATCGGCATCACAGGCCCTGCGCGTGCTGGCAAGGATACGCTTGCTGATTACTTGCTGGAGAACCTGGGCGATAACTGGGGTCGGTCGTCATTCGCTGATCCGATAAAAGCAATGCTCAGAGTGATTCGCGTGGACTGTACAGAACTCTCTAAAGACAAGATTCATGATTATTTTGGCGTTACACCCCGCCGGATGATGCAGACACTGGGGACAGAGTGGGGCCGTGACTTAATCGACAATGATTTTTGGGTAAAAGTGTTTGCTCGGGTGAATGCTGGCAAGTCGCTAATTGTGCCTGACGTGCGATTTGAGAACGAGGCGGAGCTTATCCGCAGTAATGGCATATTAATTCATCTAACGGGGCGTGGCGGTATCAATTCGGGGCATAAATCGGAGAATCCGGTGGGGTTTGAAGCCGGAGATATCGTTATTGATAATTCTAGGGATTTAGAGTGGCTATATGCGCAAGTGGACGGCAATGAGTTGCTGTCTAAGATTGCTGGGGAGGGTTAGGTTTATGAGTGCAGATGGGATTGATCTAGCAAAAGAGATTATTTACTGGTGTTTTATGGCTTTGTGCGCCTGGGGCGTATGGGCACTAAGACCACCTACTGACAAGCAATAGATAAATAAAAACGCCCATGTGGGGACATGAGCGTTTTAATCCAGATACCCATGGCAACCAAGGCTTAGCCCCGTAACCGCGCAACCAGACGACAAGGGTGATTGTAGCGGTTATGGGTGTATAAGACAACGCATTAGCGATGAGGGTTTTATGGGTAAGCGACTGGGTTTTACGAGTAAGCAAAAAAAGCAGATTAACGTCACTGTGGGGAAGAACCTTGCAGCGGCTCGCAAGAACATGAATATGGGTCAGACTGAGGTGATGGTTGCTCTGTGGGGTGTGAGTAATAACAGAAACCGCATCAGTGAAATTGAGAACGGTAAAAAGGATTTGTCGCTATTTGACATGCTGATATTTCAAGACTTCTACGGTCAATCACTGGATTATCTATGCGGATTATCCACTGAGCCTGAGGTTGATATGCTGGCGGGCACAGTCAATCACGTGGTGTCGCAGTCACGGTCTATGGTTGAGCATTTAACAACAAGCTTTGCTGAGGTCATGGTCGAGCACATGAAGACCATTTGTAAGAACGATCATGTGACGCTGGTAAACACGGTCAAGACATTGTGCGATATCGTCAAGACGGATTCAGCAAGCGGTAAGGCGTCCGATGAGGCTGTTAATGCGTGCAATATGGTGCTGCAGGTCGTAAGACACATTGAAGTCAAAATGGCACGTCAGCAGCAGCAAGTTGATACCGATATGATGCAGATTAAAGAGCGCTTGGATGCTGAGGATAAGCACGTATTGCTTAGCGATGCAGACAAAGAGTATCAATACAGTTTGCCATTACCTAAGCCTGAGCTTGGACTTGATAAGTATGTTGAAGGGGTGGGCGACTGATGGTATCTAACGAAAGTCTGCCAGATGATATGTGGGCGGCTGCAGAGCTGATATGGGGCCGCGGAGATAAACAAGACCGCCGCAGACTGCCTGAAACCAAAATCCTAGATGATGCGCAAGTCGTAGGGGGGTGATTGTGAGTAATTATTCCAAGGACGAGGTTTGGGTGGCCGCTAGGTTTATATGGGAGAACACGCCTGAAATTACCGACAGAGAACTAATTGAGCAGCTGCAAATTAAGTATGGGAATGCCGCACCAAAGTCTACCGGCACTATCAGTAAAAGACGCAAAAAGGAAGCATGGGGGAAGCAAAGCCTTGTAAAGCCAGTTAAAAATAGCGGCATTGGGGAAGCAGGTCGCGCCGGAAGTGAGAAAAACAGGAAGCAGGAAGCAGAAAAACCCAGCACTATTTCCTCTAAAACCAATAAGGCACAAAGATGGGAAGCAGCAGCCGAATTGGAAGCAGCAGGAAGCAAGATTGGGGAAATAACCGAGAGTGTTGTCATTGATGCCCAAGGCCGTGCCGCTATTATCAACAAGACTCGACGTAGGTACGCTAATTTAGGCAAGTTATTTGATCAGGCCATTGATATAACCCTCGGTATTCCGGATCTTGCTGCCGCCGCTGAACAGGTAGAGCGTGAAGCACTAGAGGGAGATTTTGGCGCTGATTTTGAGATAGGCGAAAACGATGAGGGTTCTGCGAACGCTGTTGAGGCGGCCGTCCAAAAGGTAAAAAAAGCAATGATGCTTAGTAAGGCGCTAACCGATACCACTACCAGTTTGGCCATAGCGCTTAAAACTATCTCAGAAGTTGAAATGCCGCTTTGCGGCATTACCCCAGAGGACTTTAGCCAATCAGACCGTGACCGCCGCTTGGACTCACTAGAAGCGCTGGCGGGCATTCAAGAAGAGGAGGAGGCCATGCGAGAGAAGCTGCATCAACAATTACAAGACCGTATGTCTAGGGTTGAGCAGTTTGAAAGTGATCCGGACTTCTTCTTGGAGGATGATACCGAAGACGTTGAGTTTAGCGAGGTGAATGATGATTAATTTTATTTATGGTTTGCTGCTGGCGATGGTCCTATCGACAATAACCGGCTTTATTATTTTAGCGTGGGCATACATGGTTAAGGGTGAAAGGTAAGCGACTAGGAACACTAAGCCAGCCTAACCCCCTCTGAGTGCCATAATTTGGGCTATAAACGCTCATTTAAGGCACTCTTATGGCAACTATACTCAACTATGACGAACAAGGCTTTATCGTCGGCTCAGCACGATTAGAGAGCGGCATGAAGGCTCTAAGTGACGACACTCAAGAAATCATTAAGATTCTAAAGTCGCAAAATCAAATCGCCAATACTCGCATGGCGCGGGTAGCAAGTAATGCCGAACGCATCGCACAGAGAAATACTACTGGGCGAATGCGTAATAGCGCTAATACTAGCCCATCAGGGCAGGGCCCTGCTAGAACCTCATCTAGCAACACATCAAACAGTGATAGCACCTTGCGAGGCGTCACACGTAGAGCGCCTAATCATAGGGCATCCCCCAATCCCACCACCAACACATCATCCAGTAGCACCAGAGGCAACGCCCCAAGGGAGCGTGACGAGAATGGACGCTTTGTGGGCGGTCGTAGTCGCTCTAGCGATGAGAGTCTATTAAAGAGCTTGCGTAGTCGTGCTGGCGTGCATGGTGGAGGCGTGGGTAGCGCACAAGGCGTTGACCCATTGGTCGATAGCTTGAACGAAGCAAAAAGCCTTTTATCGCCAGTTACCCGCGGGGCTGGCATGGCCGGTCGTGCTGTCAAATGGTCATGGAGTAAGTTTAAGTCCATGAAGAGACGTGAGCCGCTGCCACGAGATGAGGAGCGTCATAACCGCAACAATGAAAAGCTACTAACCAAGATATTACGTCAGTTAATGCGAGGCGGCAGGTCAGGCGGAGGTATTGGGCTTGGTGGCTTGCTTGGTCGTGGTGCACTAGGCGCTGGCGCTGGACTCGCAGGCTTACTGGGTGCTGGTGCTGGACTGCTTGGTAAGGGCGGAAAGAGTCTTCTTGGTGGTCTTGGCAAACTCAAGGGCATGAAATTCTTGGGTCCTATAGCAGCGCTTGCTGGCGTGGCTGATCTTGCTATGAATTGGGGCGATATGGACCATGCTGGCAAGTCCGGCGGGGTTGGGGCTCTTGCTGGCGGTGGTGGTGGCGCATTGGCTGGTGCAGCCATCGGGTCTATGATATTCCCAGGTGTTGGCACTGTAGTTGGCGGGGCGCTTGGGGCATGGCTTGGTAGCGAGGGTGGTGAGTGGCTGGGTAGGACGGCATCGCCTTATATTGAGAGTTGGACCACTTCGCTTAAAAACTATAATCTGGCTGATAAGATGCGTAGTTTCTGGGAGTTGAAATTAACACCAATACTAAGCAGTCTTAGCGATGCGACAAGCAGGATGTCATCGTGGATTGGCAGTAAAATTGATTCTGCTAAAAACTTCTTCGGAATGGGTGGTGAATCTGCAGAGCTGGCAATCAAGGCGTCTGACTATGCCATTCAGAATGCTGCTAACGTGTCGCTAGGTGCGTGCGCTGAGTATGTGAACAATGCTTTTAGGGCTAATGGCTTGCAGGCGAGTGGGCATGGCAAGGACGTGGCTCAGAACCTTATGAATTTGAACAAGGGTAAGTTTGAGAGCGTTGATTATAACGAGGGTTACGTGCCAAATATTGGCGATGTTATGAGCATGCCATCTAGTAAAAACTCTAAGCATAATTATGGCCATGTGGCCATATACACAAAAGAAGGCTGGGTTTCTGATTATAAGCAAGGGGAGAAGTATGGCAATACAGCTGCACCTAACTCAGATTACTATGAAGACATCCAGTCAGGCCGTATTAAGCCTACGATTGCCCGCATGAAGACTGAAAGCAGGAAGCCTAAAAGCGCAGGCGACAGAGCTAAAACCACAGAGGCTATGAGCTATTTTGTGAAGCAGGGGTGGAGCAAGGAGCAGGCAGCGGGCATTGTTGCCAATCTGCAAAAGGAGAGTATGTTTGATCATACGGCGGTAGGTGATGGTGGTAAGGCTTATGGCGTAGCTCAGTGGCACCCAGACCGCCAAGCTAACTTCAAAAAAGCGTTTGGTAAAGATATCAGGCAGGCGTCTTATGCGGAGCAACTGGCCTTTGTGCAGTATGAGCTTACAAAAGGCACTGAGCAGGGCGCAGGGAAGAAGCTAAAAGGAGCTACGACAGCAGGGCAGGCGGGCGCTATAGTCTCTGAGTTTTATGAGCGACCACGAGAAACCCAGGCTGAAAAGGCAGAGCGAGCGGCAATAGCGGAATCCATCAATACAAACTACGCCATAAAGCAGAACTCAACAAGTAAAGCCAAGCCGACAAATAGCCCTTTGGGATTTAGCTTGGGGGATATGGCTCAGCCTAGCAATAACTTTGCACCTGCAGCGACCAACTTCAGCACGCCGCTACCTAACTTGCCAATAAGCAAGCTGCTGCAGTTCCCAACGATGCCCAAGGTTTCTCAGCGACTCGACAGTGGCGGACAAAAGCCTATCATCATTCAGGCAAATAATGATACGATTAGCCAAAATGTATCGGATAGAGGGATAGCACATGCAATTACGGGTGGTCTTGGCCAAGATAGGTATTGGGGTTAGTTTGCTGGCGAGCCTGGCTGTTAGTGGTCAGGCTTTAGCGGCCGACGATGACTACTCTTGCATGCAACTAATGTATGAGCACGGCCTTGCAACATCGGCCCAAGCACACTGCGGATATCGATATTATAATCAGACGATTATCAGCAGTGCAGCTCAATGCATGAGCAAAGGCATTGATTTCGGCATCCAACGCGAGATGGAGGATGCACTCAAGGCTGGTGTCGAGGATTTTCAGGGCCAGTACAATCAAGCAAGCGATAAAAATGATATCTGTGGTGTGTTCTTGGCTGACTTTGGTGAATTTGTGTCAAATTAAAGTGCACTTTGCGCACCAAGCCTCCTCCGCAACAATTAAACTGGGCCCAAGTATGGCTGGATCACATCACCCGGCATGGCAACTGGGTAAGAGCGCATAGACTGCCTCCGGGGTATTGTGTTTACTGGAATTTGAATGACGAATAACCAACTGGGGCTGCGCTTAAAGCGAGGCCCTATTTTTTCAACCAAAAAAAAGAGAAAAGCAATGACTAGGTCTTCGGTTATGCCGCCGTTTGGCGACATACTTAATGCTGGTATTCAGGCTATAAAACAATTATGCAATCGGCCCAATGGCATCACCGCAAAAGCCTTCGGTAAAAAAGTGCAGGAGATTGCAGGGATTACGAGTAAACACTTGGATTTGGCTTTCACGAATCCTGAGTTTGCTGTGAATGACGATGATGAGATGCTTGATTCTTGCTATGAGGTTTTGAGCGAGCTCATGTTGATATGCCTAGTTTCTGCAGGCGCGGTGAAGAGCGAGATGTTTAACATTGAGGCGAATCTAGGCCAGACCTTTGCACATCTAATATCTTTCGACAAAACAATTACTCCCGAGAATCTGATTGAGGTAGATCCTTTTGGCAGGATGTATTTTTGGCTGGCGGGTGATAATTTCTCTAACTACAGAAGCCTGGATGTTTCATCCAGTACTTATGAGGCGAATCTAGACCGATTTAATGCGAAAAGCTTTAGGGTTTTAAGAGCAGTCAATAAGGCTTGCTATGGAGAGCAGGGAGACTCGCTGATAAATCATCTTATTGATGAGACGATGCGGCGCACCTCAGTGTTTATGAATAACTACGCTGGCGTCATCACAGCCAATGATCATGTGAAAGTAACCCCTAAGATGATACTGGACGAAGTGTTTAACCTAACGCCGCTGCAGTTTGAGCATCTTTGCTTAAAAGTGGTTGAGATGACACTAAGGCGCGAGGCCGAGGTTGTGGGCGAGTCCATCAAGGCTCGGCATACAGGGCAGAGCAATGATGGCGGTATTGATGGGGTTGTTACGCAAGATTGTGGCAACGGTGATATCCATACTTACTACATTCAAGCCAAGCAGTATAGTGAGGGTAATAACACGTCGAACAGAGACTTACGCAATTTCGTTGGAGGTTTTCCACCTGACCCCAGTCGCCATCACGGCATATTCATCACCACTAGCGATTTTACAAAGCCGGCGCTGCAATACGCGCAAGATTTGGACAGTCATGACTTAACGCTGGTCAATCAAATGGCGCTGCTGGACCTGATGATAGAGCATGAGATTGGGCTTGAGAAAGTACAGACTGAGACGCTGGTTATGAATAAAAAGTTTTTTAAGAAAATAAGAGGCGAGTAAGCTGCTAACTACTAAGTAGTTGCAATAAAAAAATGACAAGATGCTGTTTAGTAAATTTTCGTTTGCTAAAAAAATCTAAATAGTAAATAAAGTATATAATAGCAATGGTGCTAACTTCCGGCCCATTGAAGTGGGCGGAAGTGTGCATTAGAATCGTTAGTAATGTAATCTTCTTAGCTGCTGTTTAGTGGCTTTGTTATTTAGAAATTAAAGGAAAATATATGCGTTCTTTGCTTTTAACTACTCTTTGTTTGGCATGCGGTATCACAGTTGCGGCTTGCAGCAGTCAAAGCCCAGTTATAGATAATATTCAAACGGAAGAATCTAATATAGAGAGTCCTATTTCAGCATTTACCGCTTTTGGTAACTCAGACAAGAGCTGGCGTGCTGTAATTGATGGTGATGAGATGAGTGTTGAGGCGGAGTTCCTTAAACCAGCAACGGTAGTTGTGGCGCGTTCAGCATACGCCAAAGGAGTTGAGTTCATTGCTACAGTTGATGGTAGTCCTATAACAATTAATATAAACGGCCAACCTTGTACCGATGATAATGGTCAAGAGAATGAGTTCACGGCTACTTTGAGTTACAAAGGTAAGTCTTACAAAGGATGCGCTGTTGCCGGCGCAATTGAAACAGCACCAACCTAAGCAAGCTTTTAGCCACGATACGACATACTTCTTGTGAATTACCCACCAATCAATCGGTGGGCTTTTTGTGTATTGCAAGCAGGTTTTTACTCACAGTTGAGGGCGGTCAAATGGCCATAGTGAACCGCCCGTCCTTTAGTGACCTGCCTATGCTGTGTATAATTACTAGTTTTCACAAAGGTAATATTATGATTCACTTTAAGAAGATAGCTTTTGTAGCTACCGTAGCGATGCTTACTGGTTGCGCGACCAATCTCGCTAGCAACAAAGAGATAGGCTCAAGCGTTGTTACTACGTCATGGGAAAACCTGGTAACTATGATTAATACTGGGGACTATCAATCCGTTGGGCAGCAGCATGATAGAACTGTGAGACTGGTTCTTGAGAACGGGCAGGTCTTTCAAGCTAAAGAGCCAAAGATAGATGACGTATCAAAAGTTGTTAGAAATTGCGTAAAATGTTCAGGAAAGCCATTTCTGACAGAGTAGTGACGCAACCCTTATTGGGATGTGAATGAACTACCCGCCACCTAAGAGGTGGGGCTTTCTCCTGCAGCATGGTAAGCCGCCCACCAGTTAATCGGTGGGTTTTTTTGTGTCAGTCCTTAAACATGATTGGTGATTATGCATATCGATCACTCTGCATATTCGCATACCGATACAGCCCTTTAAAATCGACGAGGTGACCGATTCAGCCACTAAGCCCTAGCCGATGCAAAATTGCATTAGCAAACAAATCAACAGCTTAACCATGGCTTAGTTATTGACCACTGATTCGGTGGTCTCGGTGCTAATAGCCAGGTCATCCACCCTTGGTCATTGAATTAATGACCAAGCATTGGCCCTGACTGTCAAATCGGGGGTCAAGGTTCACTATTGAGCAGAGATTTGTATTTTGCGACTTAGCATCTAGGAACACCACAGCTCTAGCAACCACCCAGCCCCTTACACTTAACGCATAACTAATATTATGCCTACCGTGTAAGGGGTTTTTTAATGTCCACTCGAACTAAAGTCATTACCTATAATCTGGCCGACCGTGGCCGTCAACACAATGGTGTGGACCGGTCTGATATGGACATCCGGTCTATGATCAATCAAATCAATTCTGCAGCGACGCAAGAGCTTGTTCAGTCAGGCGACTTATTTGGCTATAACGGCCATGAAATCCGCGCCCGATTCGGCATGAACCCGCCTGACAAGTACGTCAATCCAGCCACCGGCAGTGTCATCAATATTGAGCCGGCCATTCGCACGGTCAAATTATCTGCAGACAGTGACGGCAATGTCACGACCCAGCATGAATTCCTAGATACCGATGATGGCAGATACGCCAACAAGCTTTATGCGAATAAGGCTGGCGGGTTTAGCAGTGCTGTCAATCGCCGTCGCTTAGACACTGGCAAATATGAAGTCACCGGTTTTTATGGCTATGACTACGTGCGTCAGCCCAATTACAACACCAATCGTGGCCATGGCATGTTCGATAGCTTACTTAGCGGCTTGTTTGATGAAGAGGTCATGTGTTTTGACAGCATGAACGAGTTGACTCCGGCGCACGCTGTTTTAAAAGATGCCTTGGATGTGGTGATTGCTCAGCAATATGACAGCATTCAGACCGCATTACAGGCTGAAGGATTAGTCGAGCACTACCAAGCTGAGGCTATCGCTGCTCAAAATATGCTTATCCAAGCGTGTGAGCGTCAAGACCGCAGACGCAAACGCATTCAGGAGCGTGAAGAGGCTATTTACGACTCTATGATTTGCCCGTCAGTGCCATTCTCGAAAGCGCTTGAAGGTTGGGATGGATTTATGGACATGGGCACCAGTGATGCCGACCTTAAGACCACCACTGCTGCCAGTAAAGAGCGAGCGCAGGCACAGAGCGCATCAAAGCCTGCGCCAAATCTATTCCGCCGCTACTAGGGGCAAGCCATGAGTAAGACTAAGCAGTTATTAACGCCCCTAGAGAGCCTGCAGATGGCTTGGGGGCTTAAGCTCCGAGACTTTAGGCAGTGGTGCCAACCATCGACCCAAGCGCTTTTTGATTGGAAGAGTCGGCGCGTTGAGGGCGCTATTGTCGTTGCTCGCTCATCAATGATTGATGATGCTGAGGTGATGCTTAAGGCACTCCAAGATAATCGCAATGACGTGGCCAGTGGTGACCGTAGCGAGTCTGGCACATCGGTTTATTTGCCCGTCATGATGACGGCAATTAGCCCTATTGAGGCCCCGCCTGAATATGACCAGATAATCCCTCAGTCGCAGTGGATGAAAGGCGTTGTGCCGACCGACCCGTTGATGCGAGTGGTCCAGTTTAGAACGACTGCCACCACGTACCGCTGTCAGATAGCATTCTTTGCCCCAGACCCTCACAGTGTGTCGGCAATCGCTAATCAGTTAGTGAGTTTCTTTAGGCACGAAGCCAAGCGCAATTTTGAAGTGTTTTATGAGATTGGGTATGCCGGTCAGAACATCATTCGTGATTCATGGAATTTTCGTGTCCTTGAAAACTCTATCTATCCAGATAAGGCAGACGTTGGGCTTAAGAATCTGCACGTCATCACCTTTGATTGTAATCTAACGGGCCTTGAGCCGGTAGTGGTTGGTCTTGGCGCTGAGTGGGACCCTGTGACCGATACGGGTGAGCCGGAGGGCAGTATTCCGCCAGGCTTGCCACCTGTTGTTGGCACCCAGCAGCCGCCTGATGTGGTGGGCAAGTACGTTGTTGAGGCAGATATCAAGGATAAGGACTTGGCTGGCAGGACTCGCATCAATATCGACCCCGATACTCGCGTTATCACCCAGACTGAGCTAGGAGATGACGCCCCATGAGCAAAAAGGATGCAGTATTTATAGATGCTAGAGCAGCAGCTTATGCGGGCGAGCCTGTTCGTATTATGGCTGTGACCGATACTGCCAGTGGCAAAATTATCGTACAGGCGATGGCTGAGTGGAAGGAGCCGGTGGTGGTTAAAAATACCACTATGGTTGTGACCGATACGCCGCAAATCTTTGACCACTGGGGGTTGGCCTTTGCTGAAAAAGACGATATCAGCCAAGTCATTACGGCGTACAAGGAAGCCAAGCGTTCAAACATGGTGCTGATTAAGGATGAGCTGAGACGATATGAGCCGGATAAAGTTATCCAGATGCGCAAATTTGATGAGCGGGGCGCGGCATTAGAGTTTGATTCATCAAGTATCAATAACGGTCACATGGCTATCCTGCTCGCTATCTGGGCGGCTCGCAAGGCTCATGGCGGCTATGTCATGAATACCCCGCAGACCTATAATCACAATGATGATGTGGTTGACGAGGCTTTTGATGACGCATTAATGCCATTTAGCATTTAAGGCGGCGCCATGCTTGATGATTTGATGGTATTGCCCGAGTGGCACGAAGTTTGTAAGCGCTATCGATATGATATTACGCGCTTTGCTGTCGAAGCTTTAGATATGACATTTAAGTCAGGTCAAGCGGTCACATGGCAGCAAGAGCTTTTATTCGAGTCGATTGTTGTGCCTGGTAGTCGCACTAGCGTGGCGTCTGGTCATGGTACTGGCAAGAGCAGAAGCGCTGGCATCATCGCCCTCTGGCACCTTCTTTTCTATCCCGAATCCGTAATGCTATTCACGGCGCCTCAGATTGGGCAGCTGCGAACGGTCGTGTGGAAAGAGATTAATATCTGCCTACAAAGACTACGCAATAACAAGGCATTGGGTTGGCTTGCTGATTATGTCGTGGTATTGGCTGAGAAAATCTACATCAAAGGCTTTAAAGATACGTGGTTTGTATTCGCTAAGACCGCGCCCAAGCACCAGCCAACCAATATCGCCGGTCAGCATGGCGACCACTACATGGTATGGGCGGATGAGGCTTGCGGTATTGATGATGCAGTGATGGACGTGGCCATTGGTGCATTAACTCACAAGAATAACCGCGCTGTCTTAACTTCACAGCCCGCCACCAATGCTGGATTTTTCTACGACACTCACCATAAGCTCAGTCACCACAATGACGGGGTGTGGATTGCGCTTGAATTCAATGGTGAGATGTCACCGCTGGTCAGTGAAGAGAAGATTCGAGAGGCGCTATATCAGTACGGTAGTCGTGACCATCCAGGCTATATGATCCGTATTCGCGGCAAGTTCCCTGAATTGAAGGGTGAGTTTTTACTTACCCGCTCAGATGTTACGGGAATGCTTGAGAGTGAGTGTGTTATCAAAGAGGGCGACCGTTACGGCTACATCATTACTGTGGACGTTGGCGGCAACGTAGGGCGTGACAGCAGTGTTATTACCATCATGCAGGTTGTCGATAAAGAATATAAGCGACGTATCGAGCGCTATGCTCATATTGTCGATATCCCGCTGTTTAGCAACCGAGCCGATATTAACGAGATTAAAGCGCGGGTTATGGATGCGCTGAATGAATACCCAGGTGCAACCTTGGTTATTGACCCATTGGGCGTTGGTACCGGCTTATGTCAAAGTCTAGATGCTGAGAGCGTGTACTTTGAGAAAGTGCACTGGGGCGTGCCTTGCTTTAACAATCAGCTGAAAATGGACTACTACAATAAGCGGTCTCATGCCTATGTGGGTATGGCCAAGTCAGTTGAGATGGGCCGCTTTAGTGTCAGCGCCAAGGTACAGAAAATGTATCAGATTAAAACCAATCTTGAGGAGCAGATGACCAAGCTGCCCTACTCGTTTGATGACAAAGGCCGCTGGAAGATGATGAGTAAGGATGATATGAAAAAGATGGGTATTCCATCGCCAGATATTGCAGACACCTTCGCCTTCGCCTTTATGGAAGGTATTGATTACGCCCCATCAGACGGTATTCATATCACCGATGCTGCGGATAAGGACCAACAAGAATGGAATGAGCTTGAGGCGCTGGCAACCGAGCTTGAGTGATGGAACACCGCGGAATCATTGCTGGCAAGCCCACTAAAATAGAAGGCAACTAGAGGCTAATTATTATGCGAAGCAGCTTTCATAAACCCAAAATTAAAGAATACGACACAGTGGTTATCGCCTGTCAGTATCTTGACGATAATAAAGCACCAATCAGTCTTGAGGGCATCGAGATTAAAGCGGAGATGCGCACGTCAAGTGGCCATCTTATCGATGCCTTTGAGATTGCTATTGATGATGCGGAGCAGGGGAGGTTCACGCTTAAGTCTAAGCTCGACAAGCTGCCGACCGACCCTATCAGCACCGACGTGTTATTTATCAAGAATAACAGCCGCATATCTAGCCAAACATTCACCATGACAGTGCACCCCGCTGTCACTAGGCCGTAGGGGGTAGTATGGCTGAGCTTTTAGTGTCTATTGCCACGCCTGATCATAATATTGCTGAGCTGAATCTGCAGATGAATACTTTTGTGCCCGTGGCGGCTGCAGCGGCGGATTTGATTAGCGCCGACACTCCTAACAACTTAAGTCTTGGTAGTGACAACAAGCTGGTCTCACAGCCACCTGATATAGATTTCTTAGCTCATTACATCTTAGCCAGTAATTAACCAATCAAGGAGGTTCGCATGGCGACCCGTGAAGAACGAATTAAGCAACTTGCGACCGCTATGGGCGCAGACATTAAAGCCCTAAAGACATCTACGGGTGACTTGTCATCGCTCAGCACTATTGCCAAAACAAACCTAGTAGCGGCTATCAACGAGCTGTACGTGTTGGCTAATGAGCCAAATGGCGCACAGATTGACGATATGGCGGGTAATGGCGCAACTGATGTCGTATGGTCTGCTGATAAGGTTTTTGACACTATTGAAGCTGCTAAGTCAGCAGTTAAAAATGATTTAACCGATGGTGCTGGCACGGCATTAGATACATTAAAAGAGCTGGGCGATGCGATTGGCAACGACCCAAGCTTTGCCGCCACTATCGCCTCATCACTTGGTAAGCGTGTTCGTGTTGATGCCGCCCAGACATTTACAGCGATTGAGAAAAAGCAGGGCGCAGAAAACTTAGGTCTGGGCGACCCTGATTATGATTTTGTTGTCGATTATGCGGCAGCTAAGGTGTGATGAATGACAAGGGTTGTGGAGATAAAAAGGCTTGCTGAGGCGATTGGGTCTGACATTAAGGGCATCAGGTCTGATGCAGTTCAGGTCACGACCACGCTAGGTCAGTCTGATACGTTAGCCGTGTCGCAAAAACTACTTACCAATAAACTTGGCGATATCGAGACGTTACTCGATGCGATTAACGGAGATCAGCCATGACTATTGCAGCTAAGTTAACGCTATTGCAGCAGACAAAACAGGCGCAAAAAGAATTACTAGGGATTCCTAATGGTGTGCCGTGGAGCAAGTACGCAAGCTATATGACAAAGTGGCTGCCATATATACTATTTATGCGCGGAAGAAATGGCGCGTGGTACGATCCTAGCGACTTAAGTACGCTATTCCAAAATGCAGCAGGCACAATACCAGTCACAACCAACGGTGATCCCGTGGCATTGATGTTAGATAAAAGCGGCAATGGCTATCATATGGCACAAACAACCAGTACAGCCCGCCCAACTTATCGCACGGACGGCATATTGCACTGGCTGCAACCTGACGGCATTGATGATGGAATGTTACGCAGGGGCATACCCGTAACAACCTTAAACCGCGAGCATTTTACAGCGTGTACAAGTACGGCAAGTGAAGGTGTGCAGTTAGTAGAATCAGCATCGTACCCGCTGGTAATGGCCGAAAATTATAGTGACGGGGTATCTGTTTCACATACTACAGCAGATATTAGTTCACGCGATATTAATGGCAAAAATCAATCTGTATCAATGTTTATGAGTAGCGAGAATCCAAGCATCTTACAGTCAAAAGTCAATAACGGAACGCTAACGGGCGGTGTGAACAATAGCGCCAACTCAATAGTATTTGCCCCCCGCCTGCCAGTTGAAAACATGACCGTAAATCTATACTTATTTAGATTCACTCAGAGCGCAAGATATTTTTATGGCGGTAAGTTTTATGGCGGGCTTTATCTATACGATAGCGAACTAGACGCTCAAACAGCTAATAGAGTTAGGCGTTATCTAGCGCAAAAAGCAGGGATAGCGCTATGACTCAATATTCACACAGAATGACGATAGCAGTACCCGCGCAATTCATGGCGCAAGCTAATCAGCTAGCGCTTGCCGTTGGTGAATCGCATGATGATGTTAATACGTTTATTAACACTGGCTGGCAAGACGCAAGCGGTAATCTTTACGCGGTATGTTCAGCAGTGGTTAAGCCCGTAGTTTTGGCCTTGTTTGGCGGCTCGCTAGAAGATGCGCTAATTGATCCTATGGGCTCTAACTTAACAGCCGCGCAAGCTGCGCTAGATTCTGCAATTATGTTTGATGCTGGTGTGACTGCCACGCCGGATAAAATTGTGATAGCTATTGATGCTGATCCTATGACAGTGCTTAAGGATATGGGCTTGTCGTTAGTGATTAGTGACGATGGACTGTTATAATAACCGTCACTATTTAACGAGTAATTGCTATGACTGATTTTATGGATAGATGCTTTCAAGATATAGATGGGCGCATACCTGCTGAGGACGGCAAGCCAGTCGCCCTAATTAAAGATATGGGCATGCCGGATTTTGATGCGGAGCTAACGTTCTTGTTTCCAGCCGTAGCCGATAAGGATTCGATAAACAAGATGTCCGATTCCATCGACTAACAAACAGCACAAAACAAAGCCACTTAATCGAGTGGCTTTTTGCATCTTGGTGGCTCGGAACACCCAATCATTACGCCGCCCCCAAACGCCTACACTAAGTTAACTTTGAATACTTAGTGTAGGATATTATGGCAGCCACCCCACCACCTATTATTTTTAAAATCACCGATGCTGGCAAGAATGCCGCTTTAAATGGCGTTGATGCCGGCCTATCTCTTAATCTGGCCCACTTGGCTATTGGTAGCGGCAAGCGCACAATCACAGGCGCTGAGACGGCACTTAAGACCGAAATCAGCAGACACCCTGTTATCTCAGGCGATGTCGAGACTGACAGTCATACGTTGCGCTTTAGCAGCACCATTACCGCAAGCTCAATCACTCAAGTATTCGAGCTTGGTCTTGTGACCGATGACAATGTATTGTTCGCGGTTGCAGGCACAACTTCTAGTCAGCCGCTAATCACCATTCACCCCGATATCTCATTTGTAGGTAGCTTTGGCCTTGCGCTAGATGACGTGGATGCCGGAAGTGTGACCGTGACAACAGACCCCAACAGCGCGTTATCGCTAGTCATTATGGAAAATCATTTGGCGATGCCGGACCCGCATCCGCAGTATCTGAATATCAATCGATTTAGATTCTTTATGCAGTCGCTTATTCCCATGGGGTATCTGTATCATTCGCACACTTTGTCCAATCCAAAGCCATCGTTTGATGAATTGCTGGGCATGGAGACGTATTGGCGAAGATTGACTGGAAAAATCATCGTTGCCACTGACCCAAACGACTCGTACATCAAAAATCCAAGCGTTATCTTGGGTCAAAAAGGTATGACCGAGGTTGCGACAGCCCAGCGTCCACACGTTTACCCATTGCAAACCACTCACATATTTGAAAGATATGATCCGAGTAGTGCTATTGAGACGGTGTGGAATATTAGCGCAAACAAAAACAATGTAGATGAAGGTGGCACAGTCAGATTCACCATCACTGCAAGCAACATCCCTGACGGACAGATATTAAACTGGTCGGCTAAAGAAGGTGCTTTAAACGTCAGTAATAATGATATTTTAAACCCTGAAAAGGTGGATAGTGGTACCGTTATTCTGCGTAACGGACAGGCGATAATTGACTTCAAGACAACACCGGATGACAACTTGGAGGAGCCGCAAAAGCATGTGCGCCTAACAGTAAGCGCACCCGCAAACCTGTCTATAAACGTGCCAGTTAATGACGCTGGTCACAACGAGGCGGTGGTTCATATCAGTCAGTCGGTTTACGACGGACTTGTGCTTGATGAGTATTATAAGGCACAAGCAGGGCGCTATCCTGGCGATAACGACACCATTAGATTTATTGTGGACGCTGGGGTGAATGTGGTGGCGCCTGATGTTAATACGCCGGGCATTATCGAGGGAAGTCACTGGCCCGCAAGTTCAAATATTGTCATTGAGAACCGTGGACGTATTCTAGGGCATGGTGGCGATGGTGGGCGTAGTGCTTATCAGCACACAACAGGTAATCCAAATCGCTCTAAAATACGTGGCCCACAGCCTGGCGGTGATGGTGGCACGGCTATCAAATCACTAGCTAAGGCTATTTTGGTTGAAAACTATTCGTTTATTGCTGGTGGCGGTGGCGGTGGCGGCGGTCTTGGTGCTTACAAGGCAGTTGGTGGAAACTTTGTGGTGGGCGGCGGCGGTACTGGTGGTGGGGCGCCTTATGGCAAGCGCTCGCCTAATGAATCCACATATACTATGTATTTACAAGACCCCGCATTTCCTGACGCAAGATTACCTCTTCCCAATAACGGGCGTTTCTACAAAATATTAAACCATGGTCACGAGCTGGCCTTTGCTAACTGGCCTGGAACTGTTGGTGATTATACCTATGCTTCAAGCTTTAACGCATCGAGCGCGGATGAAGAGCGCTACGTCTTTATCGAAGTTATGGCAAGCAAAGTGGCGCAGGCCACTGGTAATTTTACAGAATACCGAACTACGGACTGGGGTGGCGGCGACCAAGCGCTAAGCAACTCGTTGATACTCAAAATGTCACAAGACGCAACTCTTGAACTTCGCGGAGTTGGGGGCGCTGGATTAAGCTTGATACCATCAAGCTACTTTGCAGCACAAAACAAATATCCAGTAGGGTCTAACCCAACATCCACTCGCGGTGGCCATGGCGGGGACTTCGGTGAAAACGGAGAAAAAGGCAGTTTTGAAGCATTTTATCAGTATGGTGATGCGGGTGATAACACCGTTATCACAGCCGAAGACACTGAGTGGTATATCCCATCTGCAGCAGGCGGGAAGGCGGGCCGAGTTTTTGAGGGTAGCGTCACCATCAACAACCTAACAGGCGGCACAACCAAAGGTCGTACGCCATGATGACTAACACTTATCACAACGACATTCGCGCTCACGTTGACCTGCTGGTTAGGCGTGGGCGCACTGACCAAGTGATTGTTTGGCGCGTGGGGAGTGACGAGGTTCACGACCCCACGCTAATCGCCCATAGGGTTTATGGTAACCGTGACTATGCGGATATTGTCATGCTGTGCGCTGGCACGAACCGTATATCAGAGCCGCTGCCAAGTCGTGATATTTACCTGCCGCTGCCACGTGATTTGATGCAAATCCGCAAAGTGCATATGCAGACTGGGAGATAGCTGTGGCTAGAAACCCAATTACTGGCACCAATTACTTTCAGTCCGACATGCCGGACGGTGAGAGTCACCAAGACCGCCGTGTCTCTAATATGACGCTCGATGAGCTCAGGGCTTGGCGCAATGAGACGGCCAACCTTGCGTCTAAGGGCGGTCGTCATGCTACTGACCACAATAAGTATCGCAACCAAACTATCAGGGATATTGAGCAGGGCGCACGCCTAAATAACGCTGACTTACAGCGGCTGATCAAGTCCGCTCGCAGTAAAGCCGGCATTGATGTCAGTGAGCTACTGAGCTTTACGCTTGGCGATACAGTCCGTAATAACGAGCTGCTAAAAACGCTTGATGCAAGCGTGTTAAACGCCTACCTTGCTAATGTCAAAAAAGCTGCCAGTCAATTTACCGGTGGCATCACACCCCAGCAGGTCATTAATCTATCAAGAGCAGTGGATATCAAGCGAGCCAATGAGCAGATATTCCTAGCGAGTCTATTTAAGCGTGAGGGCAACGTATTTTACTTCCTAACCAACGCAGGCCCTGATAGCAAATCTCAGAATCACAAAGTCACCGTGCAGCTGCTCGACTATCCGCAGCTGCTGGTCAATACAACCAAAGCGCCATCAGCCAATAACGTACGCAAAACACTAAAAGACGGCAAGATTAAGTTTGACTGTGATTGTGGACGTCATCAGTTTTGGTACCGCTATATAGCCACGGTCGGCAAGTACAACTTTGGCATTGATGAAACTCGCTATCCATCAACACGCAACCCAAATCTTACCGGTCTTGGCTGCAAGCATGTGCTGCGAGTAATGAACCATGTTACCAGTGGTATGATGGTTGAGAGAGTGCGTAACGAGGCTAAAAAAGATATTGCCAAGGCGCAGAATCAAACTAAGAGCCATGTTAATCGTCGCGAGCAGGTAGAGCGTGAGGCGCAGCGCCAAGCCGAGCAGATGAATAACTGGAATGGTCGTTTGCACTGGGCGCGCAAGGTTAAAAAAGCGGTAGATAAAGCCGCTAAGGCTATTGAGCGTGAGAACAAGCAAGAGAAAGCACGTGCGCCTAATAGACCCACAAGGGACGAGCTTAGCAGCTACAACTACGCCAAAAAACAGGTTAAAAAGGCAAGCGTGCCCGATAACTTTAAACAAATATACAAGGCCGCTATCGAGGCTCATGAATCCAAGTGGGGCGCATCATGACATTAAGAATTGAGAATCAACTGGTCACTGAGGGCAAGCGCCTGACCAATCGCATCGTTACTATGCGCAGTTTGTCAGCCATACCGACCTTTGCGTTTCGTAGAACGATATTGCCACTAAAGGATATGTCAGAGGAGCGCCAGGCTGTCACTTACTCGGGCTTGGGCATGGTTAGCGACAGTGACGAGCATTCGTTCGACTATGAGCCGCTAGGGCACGCTATGGTGCATATTATTGACAGCTTAGGCGGTGCGTTTCATGACAGCGGCACATTTGTCACGCCGGAGGACGTCACATCAATGGCACTTGTCGAGCCGTATGATATTGACCTTATGGGCGATGACCGGATTAAGTATTGTCCGGACTGGGAGCCTAAGAAGGGTGATTTGCTGTGCTTTTTGTTAAATGGCCATAAGGAGTATCACGAGTGCACCGGCATTATGGGCAACTCGATGCTGGCGAGCCATGGCAAACGATATATGCTTAATCAGCGCTTTGATATGGATTATCTGGACGCATTTGACGAGGATAGTATCGATGATGTCGAAGTACCCTATGATTAATCGCATCCTAAAGTAAGTGCAATTTACAGTAACGCTATAGCCACCCATCACGGGTGGTTTTTTCGTTTGGAACACCCCCATATGGCCTATACGTGGCAGATTTAAGATTAGTCCTATCAGTTACCCATACCTTTCTCACTGAATAGGACGCATCCCGATGGATCAATCCAAAGTTAAAAGTTATACCGATATTGTTGGTACCGAAAAGCATAAGACAGCTCAGCTTTTAAAGCGTTATGAGAATCTTGGCAAGACGACCGGCGATGTTGCTACATTCGATTCAATGCTAGCTCAGCATCCACAGGGCCGCGAAGCCGCTATGGGTGATATGCCAAAAGCTTTGACCAACTTGCTTGAGTCTAAGTATTTTCCTGAAGATGAGCAAAAGCAAAAGGTCTTTGATGGCCTAAATATCGGTATTGCCGAATATCAGCGCCGTAACGGTGGTGAGATGCCATCAGCCGAAGTCGTGCTTGGTGCTATCCAGCAAGCCGTAGTCTTTACTGAAAACCGCCCTGCTGATGCTACTGTTGACGGTCAAACGTTCGATAGTCTGTCATTCTCACATCATGAAGCGTTGTCAGTAGTCCCAGCAGCTACTCAAGTCGTTATCTCTTACGGTATTGCTAATAGCTTGCCGCTTGTTGCCATGCTACCTAACCCAACTGGCTCAAACGAAGTGCCATTGGTATCTGGTGAAGTTAACGCCAGCATGCAGATGGGCGTATTCTCACGTGGTGAAGCAATCGACGGCGCACAAGCTGGCATGCCATACCTTGAAAACCGTCATTTATTGACGATGACTAAAGGTGATGCTGGTGCATTCACTCTTAATTCACGTGTTGGCTATACCGCCGCTGTACGTACAAACAAGACTACCAAGTTTGTTGTCGATGAGGCGTCAAAAGCAGCCCCATTCTTAGGTGGCCGTGTTGCTGTCTTCGTCAAAGGTGTTGAGGTTGCCAATGACAAGCATCGCAATCACCCAACTACGACTGGCATCAGCACGCTGCAGCCTACGCAAAAAGAAGTCACTATCGGTGCTAACAAGTACATCGTAACTTCAGCCCAAGCCGACCTTGATACGCACACTGTCACCGTGCAGTTTGACATTACCGATGGCGTAGAGCCGGATGCTGATGACGTAGAAGTCGATTTAATCTTTGACTACGAGCGCAAAGATGATGATGGCAACTACCTGCTAAAAGCGCCTGGCGTTGACATGGGCTTTGCTCACCATGGCGTATATGCTCACCCGCACCGTTCACGCAGCTCAGCAACTATTGACGCTATCACTCAGATGTCAAACGAGCTGAACCTGAACTGGTACGGCGTTGTGCAAATGATCACGATGCAAAAATACTACTACGAGCAAAATGGTCGTCTACTTCGCTGGGCTGTTAACCGCTGCTTAGCCGATAGCGACAACCGCGTGGTCACGTTTGACCCAATCAAGGCCGGTATCACCTATAACACCGTCCAAGATATGTTTGGCGGCATCCGCATGACACTAGGTAAGGCGCGCACTGCTTTATCTAACACCATCAAGCTTGGTATTGGCGCTTATGATTTGTATGTCAGCGACAATGGTGCAGGATTCTTTGAAGGCTTAACTGGCGATGCTTACACGCCAACTGGTGAAGCTTACGGCGACCCATACAGCATCTACCGCATTGGTCGCTTGAACACTGGCGCTAACGTTTACTACGTGCCAAAAGCTATGGGCGTATTTAACGAGGACACTTTAACCAATGGCGCTTACGCTCTAATGGTTCCACGTCCTACTAGCCCAGCTCATGCGCCGTTTGTTGGTCATGTTGCCGTACCGCCTATGGTGCTTGCGTCTAATATCAATGCGTTTGAAAAAGATGTTGCGGTTTATAGTCGCCAGGCTGCTGAGCCTAACCCAATTCCACGCTTTGCCAATCAGTGCATGCTAATCGAGATGATTAACTTGCCAACTATGTAATCGGCTAGCAAGGCTTGATTGTTTTTCCTAACCTTGCTGTCGCCTTTGGCAGCAAGGTCTTTTTATATTTAATACAACCCAAAGGACAAGATTATGACGACCGATACTACAAAAGACACCACCAAAGCGCCGGCAACTGAAAAGACGGATAAGCCGGTAGTCGCAAAAACCACCAAGACCAGCTCTAAGCCTGCGCCCAAAGCTGCGCCAAAGGTCGATGAGCCGAAGGCGGTAGAAGAAAAGACTGACGTGAAAGAGAGCGCCAAGACTACTGCAAAAGATGATGCTGAGGTCACTGAGAAAGCAGACATCAAGGCCACTGAGAAGGCCGATGCCAAGACTCCTAAACTACCCACAATCAAGATTAAAAACAGTGGCCCTTACAACGTCCTAGAGACCGCTACTGGCGTGCTGCTTAAGGCCAAGCAGACAACCACGGTCAATATTCCTGCTCACGTAGATAAAGACCAGGTTGTCCGCAATATCAAGCAGATGAATATTACCCGTGGTAAGACCTTACAAATTATCAGCTAGTAAGCACCGATGGCTGGCAAGAGCCTGCCATCTCTCCCTTCATCCTTGGCGCAGGTCACCTTATGCTAGATAGCAAAACCCTAGGCTCAGCCGTTGGCGTTCAGCGCCAAAAAATCAAAGACAGAAAAGACCCCGATTTATTGTCAGCGACCAATGCAAGTCTGATTGTAGGTAGGTTTAAGCGCGGGCGTATGAGCAGCCCCTTCAAGGTTAATCAAAGCAACTTTGAGGCGGTCTTAGGCTTTGATCCAGGCAACCCAAGCTACGATATGGTTGAGGACGCGCTAAAGCTAGGAGTTAGCGAGGTGCAGGTTTTGAGGATTGGTGATAGTAGAGTGAGGGTCGTGAGTGAGCCTGTTAACCCGGAGGAGCCGATTGAGTGCATCCCTACAAGCTTTACCTTTAGTGGTTATGAGAATACAAGCCAAAAAATGCAAATATTAGTCGCTGATTTTATTGTGAGAGGGGAAAAGTACCCTTTGATAGCCATAGCAGAGCCTAACCGACCAATTGAGGCAGATGAATTTTTTAGATCACTTGTTTATGGTGGGGTTCAGTATGGGGAGATAGCAGGAAGTCCTTTTGCTATGGAAAGTTTGTCTGAAAAACTGAGGGTGTTGACCACCTTTAATACATCAGATTATTATGACGAAGACTTGCAAGGGCTTAGCACAGGCAACAATGATTATCAATTTTTAGATGCGAGGACACCCTCCCCGTACCTTGGGATTAGGTTTGAGCCAAGTAAGGAGTCTTTGGTACTGCAGCAAGGCTTGGTTGCACGAAGTATTTTCAATAACTTTGCAGAAGGGCAGCAAGTGCCGGATGACTACTTTGAGTATATAGAGGTTGTTGATATATGTAATAATGGCTCGAACATACGGGTTGAAACTTGTGCTAAGGCGCTGCTACCCCCTATCACAGTTCAAAAGATTGTGGGTGAAGGCCCTGAGTTTCACGCTGTGTACAATGGAGTTGTAGATGCTCGAACAAGTGGCGGCGAGGCAAGAGCAAGTATTATTGTGAAGCAGGGACGAACATTGAGAATGCATATCCCTAGCTTATCTTCGGGAGATGTAATAGCTTGCAGTGATATTGGGCTAGTGGAGAAAGGCAGGAGTTATGCGACTTATTACCTAGGGGCATTTAGTGCTGACAAAGACTTAATAACCATGAATATCCTAGACAACCTAGTTACCTCAGGGGCAATGAGCTTCTATATAGATTTTAGTTTCTCAGAAGGTCTTGTTGAGGTTGATTTTGACCCTGCAACCTCTATTCCTAGCAAGTCCTTGGTTTTGGAAAAGACTGTCAATAGTATAGATTTGTATTTTGACAGTTTAACCAGTATTGATACTGAATGGGTTGATGCGAGTAACTAGATATCCTGCGCACAGCATTTACCCATAGGAACACCGCCGCACCACCAGTCAGACACCCTCTAAAATAAACCCACACCCTAACCCATACAGGTTCACCTCATGATTGAAACTAAAACTTTAGGCGCATCGGTCGGCATCCAGCGCTCGGACGTTATCGATAAAACCGAATCCACCTCACTTCCTTCTGCAGACAATGGCATTGTGGTCGGAAAATTCCGCCGTGGTTGGATGAATAAAGCGTTCCGCGTAACCCGTGAAAACTACCAAGCGCGACTGGGCTATGACCCGACCAATCCAAGCTATAACACGGTAGAAGATGCGCTTAAACGAGGTGTTAGCGAGCTATGGGTTCGCCGCACTGGTGCAAGCGCAGAGGCGTAGGAACACGTCAGAGCAAAATCACTCAGCAAAGATATACTAAGCCCATACCTAAACGAGTATGGGCTTTTTCATGATAACCACTAAAAACCTTGGCAGCGCCTCCGGCATCCAGCAGCAAGCCGTTGCTGACAGGACGGAATCGGACGCAGGATTAATATCTGATAGCGTAGTCATTGTCGGCAAATTTCTTCGAGGGCGCACGGACAAGCCGTTTCGCGTCACCCGTGACAATTATAAGACTATGCTGGGTCGTGATCCCAATAGCCCTAGCTACAAGATTGTTGAGGATGTTTTTCAGGAAGGGGTTGATGAGGTGAGCGTTTTTAGGGTGGGGAGTAGTAGGGTAAGCACTGACAGCAATGAGAATTGCAAAGCAACTGCTGTTAATCTGAGTGGCATCGACACATCTGTGCTGAGCGGGATTGAGAGATTCTCAATGTATGTAAATATTGAATTCAAGGGAGTGCAGTACCAGACTGATTACACTTGGAAGCGCACATCGGACCTACTTTCGGAAATTGAGAGCTATGGCGAGGAAGAGACGGTGAACGAGTTGTTTATGACAGTATTTTCGAATTTCGGCATGTCGCATCCTGATACGGCTCCCGATGTACATTCAAGACTCAATACCTATATGGCGCTCGGATTAAGCCAGTCGCTAACCGGCCTTGATGCTGATAATGTATCTGCTTACTTGGATGCGCTGCCTAACGAGTATTTTGAGAAGGGCGAGATTATGGAGTCAGATGCTAGCATTCGGTTTACCAATGTTCCTGAGTCGATTTTACGCGAAAAAGATGACAGTACATCAACAGCAGTGAATATGCTTGATCTTATCAACGGTGGTCAGGACATTGTTATTCATAGCTGTGTAAAAGTAAGTGTTGAGCCTCTGTAGGAACACCCCCACAGCTTACAAACCATCCATATCTATACTAAGCCTATACCCCAACAGTATAGGCTTTTTCTTATGGCAGCTACGACCCTTACCCTCAATATAGCGGCTGACGGCATCACCCTTGCAGGCGAGCCGGATGTTGGTGCGCTGGCGAGTATCACGATGGTCACTGAGTATGGTTTTGACGATAACGTCGTAGCCAAAGTTAGTGTCATTGATGATAAGTCACCTACCAAAACAGACGACCCTTTAAACAACCTAATCTTTAAAGTCACTTTTGCTGACAAGATTGATAACAGCGTTATCGCTCGATTACAAGGCCGCCTGCATACTGGCGGCGGCATTGACGATTTAGAGCAGCGCTACCCTAATGATTTCGGTTATATCACCCAAAAGCTCGACTTTACCGGCGCCCTAGATGGTGCTGATGATTTCTTTGAAGAGGTGGAAACCACTTACAAAGATACGGATGCCGAGTCAATTAAAACCGCACTTAGCGATGCTGAGGTGCTAAATACGCTAGGCGCTTACCGTGTCAATGAAATCACTATCGCAGTACCTGCTACCGTCGTCACAGACACCACCCCAGCTGATGCCAAGCGCTCAATCTTGGATATGCAGGAACGCCCACGTTATATCGCATGCGCAACAGTGAATGATTTGCCTATGATTGAGGCGATGGCTGAAGTTATGGACAAGCTCAACTGTCATTTACTTGTCGATATTGGCGAAGTTACAGACTGGGAAACTGCCACCGCACTGGCTGAGTCTATCAGCATTAATGACTACCGCGCATGGTTGTTTTGGAACCCTAACAAGTCACGTCCAACCAATGCCACAACCGTTATGGCTCGCAAAAAATGGCGTCCATGTCTGGGTGATTTCTTAGGGCAAACTTTGATTCGTAATGCTCAGACTACCGGATCAGGCATTCCGCCATTAAACCGCCCAATCGCCGGTTACCAATTCCCAGTAGGTTTTCGTGATGTTGAGCGCTTATCAGGCGTTAATCTTGATGAAGAGGCTCAAAACGCACTTGCTGAAGCTGGTATCAACGTTGTTATGAATGAGCGCTTTGATGCAGGCAGCCGCTGGATTTATGGCGATGCACTCACTCAGTATGACAGCAAGACTAGCGCACTACGCCTAACCAACGCCGCTGAGATTGTCACGTTTACGGACAACCTTGTTGTCGGTATCGCTAAAAAGCACTTACTCAAGGGCATGCAAAGCTATATCCGCGATGCTCAGACTGAGATTAACCGCGCCTTGGATGCTTGCGTTGCTGCAGGATTCTTTGTGAAGTCAGAAGAGCTTGGTGGTAAATACTACGTGCTAAGCGTAACCCCACGTGCTGACAACCCATTCGAGAAAGTAGATATTAAATTCTCGCGCCGTCCAGAGGGCTGTGCACGACAAGTGTTCTTTGAAACGACTGTGACTAAATAATAGTTGCAGTTATACCAACCTCATTTTGATACCAAATAACCGATAAGGATTCTTAATATGTCAATGTTTTCTAATTCACAAGTGGCCCAGCGTATGCAAGAAAACGCACGTATGCGTGAGCAGCAAGCCCAGTTTGATGCGCTAAGCGCCGCTGATGCTGCAGCTGCAATCGAGTTTGACCCAATCGACGAGCGTAAAGCTGTTCACGCTAGCGTTCAGATGCGTCTGGCTGCCATGCAAGTCGCCTTAATGATGTCTGCTATGGTCAGCGAGTCAAGCGAGACCGAAGAAGATGAAGATACGCTACTTCCAAGCGAGATTCTTGATGATCTGATGCTGTCTATTTTTGCTGAAGACGATGAAGACGAGGATAGTGATATTGATGCGACTGTAAAGGCGGTCTTATCAGCTCATATCAGTGACGCACTATCAACCCTTGGCGTCAGCGATGACGTGATTGAAGATATGTTTGATGCGGATATCGATGTGGCTGATGCTGCCATTGAGTCAGCCAGTGAAACCATCATTGAAAACCTACCAGATGATGGCGATGACTTCAATGCCTTTGTTGAGGCGTTCGCTTATGCCCTTGAAGAAGACGAAGCTTATGACGAGATGGGCGATGATGACGAGCAGTTTGATGCTGTTGGTCGCAAAAAGGTTCGTGCTGGCAAGAAGAGCGTGAAGAAAGTTAACGGCAAGACCATCGTTTATAAGGCAGTCAAGGCCATTCGTAACGGTAAAAAAGTCGTTATCAATAAGCGCATTGCTGGCAAGATTAAGTTATCTGCTGGTCAAAAAGCAGCACTTCGTAAGGCGCGCCGCAAAGCCACCACGGGGTCAGCACTACGCAAGCAAATGAAGTCACTTAAAAAAGGCCGCCGCATGGGTTTATACCCAAGTATGAAGTAGGCTAGGAACACCCCAGCTATAAGGCACCTAGAGTCAGTCAGAATAACCCTATCATCTACATGCTAGGGTTATTTTTTTATGAAACTATCTGACGTTACCGAAAAGACGCCATTGATTAAAGAATTCATCAATCGCTTGGCTAAAGCCACCAAGCAAGCCATCCCCATTGTTAACGTACTAAAAGTGGTGCGTGTGTCTGGCGCAAGCGCAAAGCCAATTGAAGCCGTCCTTGAGAATGGTCAAAAGGTTAAGTTGTACGTGCGCACAGAGGGCTCTGATGACGACAAGCTAGATATCTTTCGTATTGATATAAATGGTAAGCAGCAACCGCTATCAGGCGATTTTGACAACAGTTACAAGCCGTCTTTTAATGCGTCGGTCGATGCGCTAGGTCACTCTATCGTCCGTGGCCAAAACGCCTTCAATAAAAAACAAGCCAAGGTTCGTGTTAAGCCGTTACGCGCCAATGCGCCCAAGAATAAAGCTCAGCAGCGAAATGAGCTACTAGACCAGATCAGAGAGCTTGATAAAACCATTGCCACCAAAGAGACTGAGAAGAAGCAGCTAGAAGAGAAGCTTGCTCAGGCGCTAGAGCAGGCAGCGGCATAGGAGTCGGTATGCTTAACATGGCTAATTCTTATATTATCGATGTGTTTTTAAGCGGCGCTATTTGGGTGCTTTTAACCTACATGTTTTTTGATGTGATGGCGCGGGTAAAGGATATTAATCAGCTTATCCCGCCCAACATTCTGCCCATTGCTATTGGTCAGATGCTTAAGCTCTCATGTTACCTAGCAGCGCCGTTTGTGGCCATATGGCTGTTTTTATGCTGGCGCTTTGCATCCCTTATGATTATCTCAGCCACTTTTGGTATTGGTGGCGTCGGCCTATTGATTTTTGTGGGCATTGGCGGCATTGGCATGATATGGATTACATCCCTGCTTGTCTGCTTGCGCCACAGCCGCTTTATTGATGCGGGCGCCGTATCTCAAATGGCAAGGCAGGCAAGAGACGCCAAGCAAGATAACAGACCAGGCTTTCCACCGGCATATCAGGAATAAGGCTTTAGCATGATAATCCCGCAAACCGTCATAAACATGATTGAGCACTGGCTAAGCACTCCAGTTAATGGCTATTTTGGTCAAGGCTATGGAGCGGATATCAAGTCCATGCTGCTGCAGGAGTTAAGCAGCGCAAAGGCTGACGAGCTGCTGGTCAAGCTTAGGCGCGATATCCCTTTGCTAAATCAGCTGGGCGATAATGATCTGAGCATTCAGACCAATGCTGTGGGTCATGATGCGCTGCAGGTTTTTTTGATGGTGGGCAACATGCCTATTTTCATAGGCGAGACCATTGATACGACAATGAATCAGGATTTTTATGACACTAGAGCGCAGTAAATTACTTAATGCTATTGGTAGTAATATCAATGACTATCCTGATGTGGCGGAGCGCTGGCGAGCCGGTGACCCTACAGTACGAGCGCTTATCACCAGTATTGTTGAGACGGTAGTTTGGCTGTCACGTGATAATGATGTCAATATCATTGAGCCGTTTATCAAGTCAAAAGATAGGACCATTATTGCCGATGCGATTAACAAAGGCATTCTGCCGGTTGCAACGCCATGTCAGCACCTACTCACTATTGAAAATAATAGCGACTCCACCGTAAGCCTGTCCCAAGGTCGTCAAATCGATGACGGTACTGGTCGTGGTTGGCGTCTAATGGCAGCGGTCACACTTAATGCTGGCGAGGTTAAAAAGGTGCTGGCTGAGCAGAGTGAAATCATCAGACTTCCCATTACAATCCCAGTCAATGAGCCATTTTATAGCGTCACCGTATCAACCACTGAGGATGCTTATTTTGCAGGCATTGCAATCGTTAATGCGACCACACGTGAGACTTACCAGCACACACCCAAATTCATGAACGCAGGCGCTGGGGATGCAGTATTTAGCTTGCACAGCGACAACCTAGAGACAATCAGCATTACCTTTGGTGATACCGAGCGAGTAGGCAAGACCGTGCAGGCAGGCGAGACCTACGAGGTGGCTATCACTCAATGCTATGGTGCTGTGGACCCCAATAGTCTAAAGCAGGCATCACTAGCGAGCATTTACACCAATGACGAGACTAAGCTAAACCTATATTTTCAAGGCAGTGATTCAGTAAGAGCTGGTGCTGACCCGTTAACTGTGGCTCAGCTTAGATTACTGGCAAGCTTTCCGTCTGTTTACGATAGAAATGCTGTATTCATGGGCAACTTTGACTTCCTTGTGCGCTGGCATTTTATGAACCGCTTTGAGTACATGGCAATCTGGAATGAGACCACCAACGAGAAGCACTACGGACCATCGCTTGATGCCATTAACCATCTAAACTTAACCGTGGTGCCAAAGTCTGCAGGCGAGGGCGCAACGCTAACTGAAGACATCCGCCAACTGGTGGCAAAGGCTGACAGCTTGCTCGATGGTCGTGTGCGAATCAAAGCAGCAGTAGAGCGGCCATACCAGGTGACTGTGAGTGGTCGCTTAGCTGCAGTGCATGATATTGCAGCAGTTAAGACTCAGATTAAAGAATTGTTACTGGCAAGTTATGGCAAAGGATCACTTGCTGCAAGCCACCCAAATATTGATGGCTTTAACCTGCAAGAAATAGCGACCCGCATCAGACAAGATATCCCTGCATTCCAAGACCGCATCAGTGACTTTACAGTAAGCGGCGAAGGTGCTGGTAGCTCGATTAAACCGCATCAATGGGTGTTCTTGAGCAGTTCTAGCATCACGGTTAATTTGACCCGTACCGCTGATACTGGCGGCGCACTGTGGAATATGTAACATGAGCGAATTCATAGGCACTATTGAGCATAGCCATAAAGCGAATGAGCTTGAGCGAGCAATGGCGGGTATATTCAAGGGCTTGATCACCGAGCACTTGCACGATGAGCTTACCGAAATATTTGACTATGGCGCACCATGGCAGGGCAGTCGAACTGTGGTGGAGCGCTTTACCAAGCTTAATGGATTGGCGGTGCTTAGGCGTGAGGATGGCGGTCTATCAGATAAGCTTATGAGCATCATTTATGCCAACTGGTCGGCGCTAGCAAGTGAGCGCGGCCTTGGATTCTTGCAGTTCGTCCTAGATATGCTCTATCCCCAGCAAAACGAGATTGTCAGACTGTGGCATTCAAAGCACTTCTCCGACCGGTACCCTGATTACTTGTACGAACAGCCAACCTCAGACAGCTTTTTGACAAGTCGAATCCGCATTAAGCTAGATTCTGTGGTTAATATGGCCGAGCTATCAGAATTAGCCCCGATTTTATCAAGATTGGCACCCTGGCAGGTCGTACCGGAGATAGCTGTGGGCTTTGAGGCTGAAGACAATGGGCTGCAGGTTGCCGTGGCCTTGCAGCGCTTTCATTTGGCTAACTTCTCACCCTTTTAGATGGCGGAACACCCCCGCTCTGATAGCCCCCGCATCCCCCAAAATAAACCCTATCAATCACCGATAGGGTTTTTTTCATGAAAAACAATCTCCCAAGCCTACAGGCGTATAAACAACAATACGTCACGGCAAAGTCCCTAGGTGCAGCCATGCTTGCGTGTAACGCTGTATTGGTGCCCGAGGGATTTGAAAGCCTGTACGTACTTATTCAAAACTTCCAGCGCCCCATGGTCACTAACAACGATGCAGCCGATGTGGACTATGCCCGTGGTCTGCAAGGTCACGTTGCTGGCGTGCCTAAAACGAGCTTTGAGTCGCAGTGGACCATGATTGAGACCGAAGCTGGCATCATCGCAGCGTTTGCTGAAAAGGTCGTGAATCAATACGGCGGCATACTACCATCGGCTAAGGTTTATGACGGGTTTGTTGACGATGGCGGCGGTATCAAAGGCCAGCGTGAATACGAAATCCTTGACCTAGCTGTAACGTTTGCAGATGGCGGCGGTGAAATCGACTCAGCAAGCCGTAGTCAGATTCTACAGGTTCAAGCCGGTTGCCGTTATATGTACTTTGGCAATGAAGGCAGTCTTGGCGCATCGGGCAGCAGTGAGGATATTTTCGCCAACATCCTTAGCAGCGCACTGAATAACCTTGGCGGCTTAACCCCTCAGTCCAGCAGCAATAGCACAGTAATTTATGGCTAACTTAAAAGCAGAGCCGAGCTATAGCGCCGGTTCAATCAATGAGATATCTCAGATGCTGTATGACGAGCTGCTAACCAGCGGCTCATCATTACTGCTAAGCGAAGTTATCAAGCTGCTTATTGCAAGTGTCAAAAAGTATGTAGCATGGGCGGGCGGTCTACAGATTAAGCCGGATAACGATGAGCTTGATGAGTTAACTGGCGAGCTTGCGACCCTTGAGATTAATGAAGAGACGCATCTTACGCTTGATGAATGGGTAATCATTGATCCAGTGGTAAGGGCTCATTGTGACCTAATTCAAGCGGGCCGCATGGAGGGCGCGCAGAGTTTAGGGGTGGCTCCATCAGGCGTCGGTAAGAGTGAGGCGGATATGATTTACCGCGAAGCACTTGAGCGCATGAAAAAAGAGGCGTTTCAGTGTGAGCCCTTTAGCATCTCATTTACTGACGAGCCGCGGCCATTGGTTGAATCAAGGTATTGGATTTTATGAAGCTTTACTTAGATGACAGCAGTGCTATTGGTGGCAGCAACCTAATCAGTGCAATCTATCGCACTGACTTGGTGCCTGTGCCTGTGTCGCTTGAGCTTGTTGTAAAAGCTGATGATCATCTAAGCGAGGCGCTGGCCGTTGGCAAGATTATCACCACGGCGCAAGATACGCCGCTTGAAGTTATTAAGTCACAAGTTATTAATACCCAGTCAATTAAAGACGGCAAGCGCATCTCAGCCCTGCATATCATCGCAGTGCTGGCAGGGTGCGCCCCTTTGCTTGGCGTTGCCAGTCGTGCGACCAGCCTTACCGATACCAGCTTCAATGAGGTGTACCGCGCACTAGGGGCAAAGCTGCGCATCAAAGACGATATCAAGCTAAATAGTTTTATCTGCCTAAAAGGGCATTTGCCAACAACCCGCATTGCAGCAGCTCTACAAAAAGAGTCTGCAGTGGTTAAATTTAAAGACAATCGGGTCTCTATCACGCGCATTAACGAGATATTTACTAATGACGCTATGCCCTATGACAAAAGCGCGGTGCAATTTATCGACGACCCGAATGCCGTGCGTCACAGCAATACCAATTACTTATCAATTGATGATGATGGCTCGCAGATTATCGGAAACGTGCAATCTGAGCGGTCGGTCAACTACTGGCCAAGGGTCGATGCAAGAGAATTGCAAAACCTGCGCCGTATCTTGGTCACCAAAGCGACCATCACTAGGCAATTAGACGATCATCTTAATGCCGGCAACCTCGTCTTAGTTGATGAGAAGAAGTATGTCGTGCTGACAGGCGTACATCGTTACGACTCGGGTGCAATGGGCGGCGCTGCAGTGACTGCAACCCGCGCATGGCTTGCTCAGATTAGCGAATCAGGGGGCTTTTCGTGAACTTAACATCCGCTTATCTGATGCCGGCAATCTTAGTGTCGTATGACAAGGTAAACCGCACAGCCATGGTTAACATACCAGGCTTAACTGATGGTGAGCCCAACGGCATTGGCGCCATGATTGCCTATCCTGTCGGTGATGATGACCTAGATACCGAGCGCGAGCTTATACCTGGCGCTGATGTTTGGGTGTTTTTCGAGAATGGCGATACCACAATGCCAGTCATTGCTTTTTATCGCAGGCATGGCAAAGGGCGGGCAGTGACCGATGTTAGGCGAATCCGCCAAAAAAACATTGAGCTACTGGCAAGGTCAACTATCAATATCGATGCAACCGATCTCGTCAATATCAATGCTAAGACAATCAATATTAGCGCTGACAATATCAATATGACAGCCAAAACCATGACGATAACCGCGTCAAATAAACTGGTTATTAATGCCAATATCCAGCATACCGGCAATCTAAATACGATAGGCAGTATATCAGTCACTGGCACCATGACCACCCAAGGCGACATCACCACCATCGGTAGCGTAAATGCCACGCAAGACGTTAAGGGCGGCGGTGTGTCGCTTAAATCTCATAGGCATGGCGGCGTAGAGACTGGCGGCGGCAGCACCAGTGGACCCAATTAAGCAAAGGTGAGCCAATGAAATTACAAAGATTTTTAGCGGATATGCTCACTACTAACCGAGTTAGTCGTCAGCATGAAGCCGTATCAACGATTAATGATGTCGATAAGAATTACGAGGTCTTAAACCAATACGGCCTTGGTAATATCTATCACAAGGATAAGCAGCCGCGCACACGTCAAGCAATTTACACCATGTGGGATTACATGCTATCAGACCCGCAAATTGCTGAAGCACTGAGCTTGCATGTAACTGCTGCACTTGGTGGCCATGAAACCACTGGTGAGACGATGTTCATCACCCCGCATGACCGCGTAAGAGGCAAGGGCCGGCGAGCTGAAGACTTGCGCCGTCGTGTTGAGCGTGAAGCTAAGCACATAGGACCGCTGCTTAACCGCTACGCCTTCTCTTTATGCCGTCAAGCTATTGCCTATGGTGACAGTTACGCTCGAATCTACTCGGATAGCAATCGCGGCGTTTATGATTTGATGAATAACCGCCATACAGCGCCGCCACTGATCATGTCTTTTGAGCAAGGCGGCCAAACGATTGGTTTTCATGCGCTAGAAGAAGAGGATGTGGAGCGCACCATCGCTAAGCTGTCACCCATGCAGATGCTACGGGTTAAGATGCCGCGAATTGATATCGTGCCACAACTGCCCTTGCAGGTTTGGCAGGACATGAAGGTGCTGACATACGACATTCAAAGCGAATGCCCGATAATGCCAGCTGAAGTGGGCGGGTCGTTTTTATACCCCATTGAGAACCCTTGGAAGGATGTCACAATTAGCCGCGCCGGTCTAAACAACCAGCAGATTGCTGATAGTGTGCGACAAGCGTTTTTAACCATTAACATGGAAGGCATGCCACCGGCCCAGCAAAAGAAATACAAAGCCGCGCTTGAGAATACGCTCAAGGGCTACCGCGATACGGTAGAGGAAGCATTCGAGGGCGGCGAAGCTCTATACGGTACTAAGTATCACGTGCTCCCACAGTGGGGCGATAAACAGATTATGCAGTCTGTAGGTGATATCTCCCAACGTATGGCACCGTTAAACTCTGAGACGTTAATGATTGCCCTTAGACGACTGGCAGGCGGCCTTGGCATCGACCTATCGCTTGTTGGCTGGGCGGATATGCTGGCGGGCGGACTGGGTGATGGGGCAGCCTTTCACACTTCAGCACAAATTATGAGGCGTTCAACAATGATTCGCCAGGCTTTAACCGATGCTGGCAACCACTTAATGAGCGTTCATTGGGGTATCAAGTACGGCGAATATTTTGAAGAGAGCGACTACCCTTGGCAGTTTGACTTCTACAGTGATCAGAGCGCTGCAGCGACTCAGATGCTCAATAACAAGCAGAACCGAGCCAACACCACCATGATGACGGTTCAGGCGGTTATGTCGCTTAAAGAGCTGAATATGGGCAAGGAGGTCAATCAATTGATACTTGAGGATGATTTGGGTATGGATATTGGCCGAGCTGAGAAAATAGCCCTCGCTCTTGAGCCAAAACAGATGGCAGACCCATCTCTAATGGGTGGGCAATCACCAAGTGGCAGCCCTCAGCCAGCAGGCGAGCCGCAATACGATGAAGATGACGACTTTCCTGACGAGCTAGGATTTGACGATGATGAAGATTGATATTCCAGCAATGTTTGCCAGTCGAGCGGCTGTTAAAAACCGAGTGTCAGGCACCGGGCTTAACCTTGAGGCTCTTAAGAAGATTTATGGCGAGGTGCGTGCTCATGACCTACTACTTCAAGCGGTCTACTTCGTGAAAATAGAGAACGTCTTTAATCACAAGGTGGATGCGCCATGGTTCACTGATGAATCACTGTGGTACCTGGCAACTGAAGCGCCGCTATCGTTTGGCAGTAGTGAGTCGGAGTCATTTTATGCCGGTAGCCATCAGTGCAACTATTTGACTCAGAGAACATCCAGCGATATCTCCATCACATTTATGGAGACCACAGAGGGCCATATAGCCAAGTCTTATGTGGCTTGCCGAGCCCTTGCATTTAACGATGACGGGACTATTAACGAGCCCAGAAAATACGCCTTCAAGTTAACCATTGGCTTTTTGGACCCAAAAAACATAACCAAGTCACCTTTAAAAAACTCATTTATCGTTGCTGCGCAAAACATAACCACTGAAGCATCAAGCGCTGGACGTAGTGAAGTTGTCAAGCACAGCATAGATTTTCTAAGGCTGCGCCCCACGTATCTCTCCTACTAGTGAGCGGAACACCCCCACGCCCACCACGCCCAACCTTGTCAAAATGAGTGTATTCAAACATTCATTGGTCAAGGTACTGTCATGTATAAAAAACTCCATAGTGCGCACACAAATCATCCTATTACTTTTGATGATGGCAGCTCCAGCACCCGTTATTGCCGTTACGAGAAAGGCGTAGTTTCTGGCGAGTACCGCGACATCCAGGCATTAATTGCTGATGAAGGCGGATTTGACGGCCTAGGCTTTGACGCATCAGCTGGTAGTAATGATGACAGCTGGCGCGTACTAAACATCTTTAAAGATGCCGGTCGCTACGTTGATACTGTAGTTATTGCTGGTGCGATGGATGATGACCACGCATTAACTATCGCAGACACTCAATTTGACCACCTTGGCGGCGATTACAGCGTTGTTGTTGCACTAGATACTGACCATCAATTCGACAGCCTAAACAACCAAGGCGACGTATGGTCTATTGACGCCATTCAGAAGCTGGCAAGCAATCCCTCGCAAGACAAGCACTATCTCCCCGTAATTACCGCCCAAGAATTGGCGGTCGAAGCTACGCGCGCAACCTTTGACTCTGTGGCTTGGGACGGTGAAAGCTTAAGCAGTCATGGCGGCGATGATGGCCGACTATATATCGATCTTGTAAAAGCCGATACCTTCAACGACTTGGTTGGTGAATTCAATCTACGTGACGAGCTTGTCAGCATCGGCGCTGAAACCACGTCTTTTGACTCACTTATGGACACTAACAATCGACTACCACTACTCAAAGACCGTTTGTATAAAGCAATGGTGCGAGCTGGTAGTGGTGAGGTGCAAGTAACCAACGTCACTCAGACCAAGCCGTTTAAGCGTCAAGGCGTATCTAACGTGGCCTTTGTTTTCGACTTGTCGGACGGTCAAAAACTATCCATCTGGTTCCATAACCCAGACAGCACTCCTACAAAACTTATGCCCTCGGACATCATGATTAGCTGGAAATGGCTACTCAATAAACGTGATGTTACTGCTGTTTTGTCTCCAAAAAACGGGGATAACGTCCAACTGCCTATGCTGGCGAGCCGCATCATGCGCCTGGCTAACAAGAACAGCAAGCGATTCAAGCGCACCCAAGCTAGCCGACTTAAGACCGAAGCGGAATTGCAAAAAGCCCAAGAGCTGGTCGTCACAAAAACAGTCGTAATTGAGCAGCTAGATAAGGATATTGCGTTTTTACAGGGCCAGATTGACCAAATACTTGTTACTGCGAAAGAGAGAGCTGAAGCGGCGGCGCAGACAGCGGCCGAGGCTGAAGTTAATGCTGTAGTTGACGAAACTGCGGAAGAAACCATGCTAGCAGACATTACGCAAGGCAATACCGATATCGTAGCGCCCATTACTATCACAGGTGATGAGATT